AAACCGAAACGGAGAGATGGGCGGGATATGTCCTCTTTTCTTCGACGGAGCTGTATGTAATTTCGAGGAATTACCGAAACCCGATGATGTGAACGGTTTGTCTTATTTCTACGCCAAAGCGCAGAACATCAAATCCTATCGTCAGCAACGTAAACTGTCTGCACTTACTCTGGTAAATTTTATCAAAAACACGTTCAAATGAAAAAAGAGGATACAAAAGAGTTATTGACAATCTCATCCTTTGCGGGCGCATCTCAAGTATCTGTGTGCATCGAAGATGATAAAGATTTGCTGAAAGTAGCAACCTGTCTGATTAAAGTCTTTATAGAGACTCCGGAATTAAGCACAGCCATGCAGGAAATAATGGAGTTGGCTATAGAGAAACAAGACATCAGGGAAGCACTTGAGAGTAATGTAATCAGAGTACCAAATTTTAACGATTTACTAAAAAACTAAAAATATGGCCAAAACAATTCTTATCTGTGGAAAGACGGCTTCGGGAAAGACGTCTTCCATTCGTACACTCGATCCTTCCGAAACTGTAATTCTTAGGGTCATTAACAGAACACTACCGTTCAAGTTTGCCGGTATTTACGGAAAAGAGCAGCGGAACATGTTTTCTACTCCGACTTATGATGCTGTACTGAAGGTTCTTGCCTGGGCAAATGAGCAAAAAAATGTAAAGAACATTGTTATCACAGATGCTACTTACATTATTCGGCAGGAATATTTCAAGAAGGCAAATCAGACTGGATATGGAAAATACACGGAATTTGCAATGCACATGCAGCAAATTCTGAAAGCAGTTCAGGAACTTCGCGATGATATCAAAGTATTCATGGAATATCATGTGGAAAATGTCGTGAATGATTCTGGGGCTACCGAGTATAAACCCTCTACTGTAGGGAAATTGCTTGATAGTCAGTATAATATCCTCGAGAATGTAGATATTGTACTTTTTGCAAGTCCGCAGTATGAAGACAAGCAGATTACGTATGGTTTCTATACCAACAGAACTCTTGACCGCTCCGGGGCAGAGCTTCCAGCAAAATCACCACTGGGTATGTTCGAAGATCTGTTCATTCCGAATGATCTGAGGCTTGTTGCCACGAAGGTTGACGAATATTACGCTGAGTAATGACCCGTTCTGAATATCAGGGACTTGCAGCACACGCTCTTGCTAAAAACCGAAGACTCATCTGTCAATGGGCAACCGGCTGTGGCAAGAGCCAAGTTGCTCTGCGGTTCATTAAGGACAATCCTTGGATGAATGTCCTTATACTGGTTCCAGAGCAGAACAATATTGAGAACTGGCGTAATGAATTCTCAAAGTTTGACGTGCCGGATGACCATGTTACTATTATCTGCTATGCATCATTGCATAAGTACAAGAACACTGCATGGGATCTTCTCGTTCTTGATGAGGTTCCACACATGGATACTGACAAGAGAAAGAAACTTTGCGAATCCGTCAGAGGAGATTATATCCTTGCCCTCGGTGCTGTGGTAGACGAGGATGAAATGGCTACTCTGGAAGGAGTTTATGGTAAATTCATCGTCTCCAAAATCTCTCTTGAGAAAGCCATAGAATTAGGAATGCTTCCTCCTCCGTCTGTCTATGTCCTGCACATGACTCTAGACGATACCGTTCCAAGTCATTGGCTGAAAGGACGGATGCTCACAGATAAACAGATGTATGATACTCTCAACAGACGGGTAGAAGAGACGGTCGCAGCCTATAATAACAATGCGAATCCATTTCTGAAGAACCAGATGCTTCGTGCAGGGACTATCAGGAAACGATTTCTCGGCTCTCTTAAAGAAGATGCCATGAGAAAAATCTGTTCCAGACTGGAAGAGAAGAATAAACGGTTTCTTTGCTTCTGCTCTTCTATTCCGCAGGCAGAGGCTCTTGGAGGAGAACACGCTTTCACATCAAAGTCAGCAGCGTCATATAAACATCTGGAAAGATTCAATAACCATGAGATAAATTCTCTTTATGTAGTAGGGAAACTTATCGAAGGACAGAATCTGAAAGATATTGATTGCGGGGTTATCGGGCAACTTGGAGGAACACAGAGAATCACTGTTCAGGAGATCGGACGGATACTTCGGAGTGATAAACCGATTATTTATGTGCCTGTTTTTGACGACACAAAAGATGATAGTTTTCTGTACACTCTAACTGCCAATATACCAGCAGAATACGTTAAACATTATAACTTTTAATCACTTTCTTTAATTATTACAACCAATGTTGAAAGAATTCCAAAACAAAGAGTTGGAAAGAACCAACCGCATTATTGCTTCTTATCAGGAGGATATTGACGAACTGACCAAACAGGTCAATGAGGTTGAGGAGAAGTACCGCAAGCTGGCGGAAGAGGAGACGAAGAACCTCACGGAAGTCATTGACTACTACAAAGAGCAGCAGCAGGTCTGGAAAGACCGGCTCGAAGATTTCGGTTCCGCTCCTGTGAAGTCTGCGAAGAAAAAGGCCGAAAAGAAAGAGGAGCCAAGAGAAGAGCCGGAAACTGTAGTCGATACTCTCTATCCGGAGAACAATGAACCCGAAACTGAGGAAGAGGCGGAGGAAGAAGCAAAGGAAGAAGAATCTCCGGCTTCTGAACTTGAGGATCTCTGGGCCGAAGATCTTCCGGAAGAGCCTGAAAAGACAGAAGAAAAAGTAGAACTGGATGCAGACTCGGCTCTCGATGCAGAAGAGGGTTGGCCTGAATATTCTGAAGAGTGGAAGTAATATGGGATACTACACAGCCTACAGCCTTACGGTAAAAGGCGATAAAAAACTCGTAGAACAGTTTGAAAACGATTTGCTCCAGGAATCTGGGTTGGACGGCGATGTTAAGGATTTGATCCTTGATGGAAGTGTATATGCTAAACTTTATGATCTTTCTGATTGGATTACTCACATAAGCCCTAAATATCCGGAGCTTCTTATCATCCTTAATGGAGACGGCGAAGAATCTGACGATCTCTGGGAAGAGAGATGGAGGGGCAGCGAGCATGAACTGCAAAACGCTGTTATTCCGCCATTCGAGAATCCGAATCTTTGGACAGACACAGAAAAAGAAAAACAAAACAATAACTAAAACACTGTAAATTATGATTGAAAATGTAAACGCAAGCAAGAATCCCTCTACTGGAGAATTCAATGACATCAAAAAGTACATCGGCGTAGCATCCGTTAATATCCTCGCCGTCAATCCGAACAACGAGAAACTCCGCAAGTATGGCTGGAGTATTCCGGAAGATGCAGACGAGCCACAATATGTGACGGTAACGGAACGTGACGGAAAGCCCAGCAAGAGCGCACGTGTCCGTCTTCTCGCACAGGTTCAGGATCTTGAAGAGAAACCTATCGTGGCACTCGATTTCTGGTGTCGTCCAGAGGTCATGACCAATCGGGAGCAGACCAAGTACAAAATCATTGATGCCTATGGACGGACTGCCTGGGGAACCAGGGAAGAACTGGAAGCAAAGAAGATTCCGCTTTGTGCTAATGGTAATGAAGCGAACATCGGCACTCCGTATAAACTCTGTCATCCCGGCGAGGAGGAAATCGTACAGTTCCTTCTTAAATATCTCAACGTCACGCCGCTTCAGTTCTTCGACAGGGTAAAACAGGCTTGGCTTCCGAACAAGAATCCCGGACGTGTAACTATCGACAACTGGAAAGCAGTCTGCGACGGTAACATGAATGAGATTGCAGAAGGTCTCGCTCTTCGTCCGGATAATCGCGTAAAGGTCGTTCTTGGCATTCGCGCTACTGACGACAACAAGGCATATCAGACTTTCCTCAATACTGGCTATATCGGCAATGGTGCTACTCCTGATCGCAACACCGGCGAATATACTACGGCACGTAAGCTCATTGACCGCTTCTTTGAGAACCGTGCTGATGCTCCTTATTCCTTCTCTGCTACACCTGTAAAGGAGTGGAAAGAGACGGCAACCGAGGTTCAGGATAACTCCGATACCTTCGACTTCAGTAGCACTACTAGCGGCGAGGACGACTTGCCATTCTAGTAACAAATTGATTATCAGATGATTACACAGACAAAGAAAACGAGTCTGACTATTAGGCGCGAAGATGTCTCTTTGTCTGACGAAGAGATAATCAAGCGTTATATCGGAATAGACAAGTTTCCTTGTTCCCTACAATCTCCGCTTCGAGATGATGATGACCGTCCCTCCTTCTCTTTTGTTGAGAGGGACGGCATTGTTTTCTGGAAAGATTTTGGGACAGGAGACTCCGGAAATGCCGTATCTCTGATGGCAAAGCTCTGGCATGTATCTTATACTGAAGCTCTTTTGAAGATAAAACTCGATACGGAATATAAGATTCCAAGAGTTAGTCTTATCAGAAGATATAATGGAAAGATACACTTGACGAGCAATTCGTCCATCAAAGTACGGACAAGGCCTTGGAAAGACTGGGACGTAGAGTTCTGGAAAAGCTTCGGCATTTCCAAGAATTTCTGTGTCTGGTGTAACGTTTTCCCCATTTCACACGCATTTTTCACGAGAGAAGAGGAAGGAAAGAATAGAACAGTCTGTATCCCAATGGACAAATATGCCTATGCCTATTTCGAATGGAAGGATGGTAAGGAGAGTATTAAACTCTATCAGCCATTCTCGCAGACAATGAAGTGGCTGTCCAAACACGATTCGTCTGTTTGGGATCTTTGGAAACATGCTTTCAAGTGGGCGGACAAGAAGAGTAACGATGCTGTCATCATCACCTCTTCCAGAAAAGATGCAATGTGTCTGTGGGAGAACCTCGGAGTTCCGGCTATGAGCTTACAGGGTGAGGGATATATACCGAAACCACAAGTGATGAAGCAGGTTCTTGCTAAGTTCAAAATGGTTTATTTGTGGTACGACAATGATTTTACTCATACGAATGATAATCCTGGTCAGGACAATGCAAATAAACTGATTGAGATGTATCCGACATTGAGAAACATTTGTATTCCTGAAAGCTACAGAAGCAAAGATCCGAGTGATTTAGTTAAGAATCATGGAATAAAAACATTACAGGACGTATGGAAACAACAAAGAGTACTATAACTAAGCAGAACGCACACAATCCGCAGTATATGGATATGCATTATGAAAAGTGGTATCTCGTTCCTTGGCCCGATTGTCAAATTTTTGATGAGATGGAAGGAGCTGATGAAGGAACAGTTCCGGTATATGTAGATGAGGTACCTGCAACCTTTGTGAGCCAAGATTGGCTATTTAATGAAAACGAATATGAGTAAATCTTGTATTGTTACTGTTCTTGATTACTCTCAAAACGAGGCAGATATCTTTCAGATTTTCGTCCCGGACACAGATGATTACGATGATACTATCGAGTTTCTCGAAGGGGTCGTCGAAGAAAGAGGACATTATCTTCAATCTTGTCACTGGATGTTTTCAGACCCGAATAAGTTTGCATTAAAAGTAGATTTATGACATTTGAAACAATCTGTATGATGTTCACGATGCAGGAACCCTATTATGGAATCCTGTTATCGTCTATGGAAAGACTGCCAAGCCAAAAGACAAATACAATGGCTGTCGGGCGGTCTGGTAATGTATTCAAGCTTTACTATAATCCAAAATTTGTAGAGTCTTTGGATCTTGATACGACACTTCTTTGCCTCAAGCATGAGGTGCTCCATGTGGCCCTATCCCATTTCACCTTGTGGGAAGAAGAGAATGTACCGCCGGACATTCATCAGCTGCGCAATATCGCACTTGATATGGAAGTGAATGGGTATATTGACACGAACAAGATGAAAGGAGTAGACCCTATCCTTGCAAAAGACATGGGATGGGAAAACTATCTCGGTGGAAGGGAGTATTTCCGAAGGCTGATGGAACTAGCAGAGCAAAAGCAGCAGGAACAGCAGGCTAACCAGCCTCAGCAACCGTGCAGTGGTGGTCTAGGTGGTGATGATGAGGAGGAGGAGGAAAGCCAACCGCCGCAACCGCAGCAGCCCACGCAGCCGACGCAGCAGAATGCTGGTTCAGACGGTCTGCAAGAATCTGATGAGGAAGAATCTGATGATACATCGCAGACAGGAAATCCGTCTCCGGCTTCCACAAGCAACAATGAAACAAAGATTCCGCAAGAGTTCCTCGATGAATTCGAGCAGTTTGATGACCATAGTATGTGGCCTCAGATGGACGAAGACGAAAAGGAGCAGATGCAGCAGGTAATTGACGATTTACTCGTATTTGCTGCGGAAGAGGTAGAGAAAGGTCACGGTACTGTTCCAGGAGAAATCGCCGGCAGAATTACGGATATCAGAAACAAAAAGAAACCTAAGCCGGTTGCTGACTGGAAACGATATTTCCGCCGGTATCTTGGCAATGAGTTCTCTGATTTTATCCGTAAATCGAAGAAAAGAGAATCAAAGAGATTTCCTGGAGCTGCCGGAAACAGACATCGGAGGAAATCCCATATTCTTGTCGCAATTGACACGAGCGGTTCAGTCTCCATGCCAGAGTATCGTGAGTTCTTCGGTCAGATAAAGACTTTGACCAACGATGCTACTTTCCACGTTGTAGAGTGTGATGTGGCTATTCAGCATGAATATGACTACAGCGGCAGACCTAACGAAACTTTACACGGGGGCGGAGGTACTGACTTTGCTCCGGTGACAAAGTATTTCAACGAGAGAAGACGTATTTATGACGCGCTTGTCTATTTTACGGACGGGTATAGTGATATTCCGAAGGATACACCGAAAGACACGCTTTGGGTCATCTCGTCCGATGGTGATCAATCGAGTAGAAAACGGTATCAAGTCAACGGTGCATCCGTTGCATTCATCCCCAAAAAACAATAATGGAAGACACTCTTAAAACCCTCTCCGACTTTCAGGTACAGGCCCTTCATAAAGGCATTTCCTGCACAATAGATTTACGTTATGACAGCCAGAACAAACCTCCGGTTGTCGCTGTAGAACTTGGCTATTCCGTCACAGGAAGCATAACGAAGGGCTATGTCTTCAGTACTACATTCACAGAGTCAATGCTTGAAGAAAAGAAAGAGCATCGGCTCGCAAGCATTCAACATTTCATTTCAACAGTAACAGAACCAGTAGAGTAATATGACAACAAACACAGTTCCTATGGATGAGGTAAAGAACCTCATCAATTTCACTATTGACAACAATTTAAGACTTCAGGAAGAGGGAAAGATGCCTATCGCTATCGGATTTGAGGCGGAAGCAGGCATCGGGAAGACCTCAGTCGTCCGCCAGGTGGCAGAGGAGAGAGGAATGAACATCGTCAAGTTGAACATGGCCCAGATGGAGGAGCAGGGGGATATAATCGGGTTTCCATTAACCGAGTACGAGTGTCAGATCCTCCAGCGCTACAAAGACGAGAACGGAGAAATCAAAGTCCGCGCCCTTCCGAAAACTGTATGGGTCAACCATAAGCAGCTCGATGAGGGACCGGGAGCGAACATGAAATACAAGCAGACCGGAAAGACCAGAATGGCTTATGCTAAGCCCGCATGGGTTCCGGAGTATAATGAGAACGGAACCATTCTTTTGATGGATGATTACAACAGAGCCTCGCCAACCCTCCTGAATGCTGCGATGGAAATCATCCTTGAACAGAAATATATTTCCTGGTCTCTTCCGAAGAAGACTACTATTGTGGTAACACAGAATCCGGAGAACGGTAGCTACAACGTTCAGGCGCAGGATGAAGCGCAACTTGGTCGATTCGTCAACTATAATGCCTCCTTCTCACTTGACCCGTGGATGAAGTGGGCTGAAGGTGCCAATATCGACGGACGCTGTATAAACTTTGTCGCATCCTATTCCGGCGAACTTTTCAACGCAGATGCTGATGGCAACCATATCTGCAATCCGAGAAGCTTTGTCATGTTCTCGAACATGATTGCCGGTATTAAGGATTGGGATACGGCTTCCAATCTGTCTTTCATCTCAACGATTGCGAAGGGGTGCTTCAAAGACGAGGGCAACAGATTCTCCAGCATGTTCACTTCTTTCATTCGCAACAAGATGCATCTTCTCATTCAGCCGAAGGATATGCTTCTCGGAGGATGGGACAGGATTAAGGGCATCATGGAAGCAGCTCTTTATGATGGAGACGGGCAGTTCCGTCCAGACATCGCTTCTCTT